CCTGTTGAGCACGGCTAACACGTGGAGTGCACGCCAGACTTTCAACGGCGGGATCACCGGGGCGCTGACAGGGAACGCCGACACCGCGACGAAATTAAAAACAGCCAGAAACATTAATGGCGTCAGGTTCGATGGTTCGGCTGACATTACGTTGACTCCTAAAGATCTGGACGTTTACAGCAAAAGCGAAATAGACAATAAAAAAGGGATGCGAAAATACACTTTTTCAGCGCCTGCAAATGCAGTAAGCGGTAAGTGGTATCCTATAGTCTTTCGCCGATCTGGAGGCAGTACCGATGAATTAGCCTCACGAGTTGTGATAACTACTTATTCCTCAGCTGGCGGATACGCCATGAATAATTGTGAATTTAATGGGTTTGTTATGCCTGGCGGTTGGTCTGATCGCGGTTCATATGCGGCTGGTTTTTTCTCAATATATTCTACTGCTGAGCGAGCTATACACTCGATTATTTCAAGTGTGAAAGATGACGATTTGTGTAGTGTATTTTACGTTGAAGCCAGAGCATTCCCTATCAAGATATTTGCTGAGGAGGGCTTGAACGTAATTGTTCCAACTACTGACTATACCGTTGGTCAAGCCACCTATAAGTGGGGGGCCACAGATCCAGTAGCAGAAAGTACAAATACTCAAACCATTCTGGATTTTAAAAATGGACGTGGTTATTATTGCTCACATCAGTTTGTTTCAAGCCTTTCAGGAAATGCAGCAACAGCAACGAAATTAGCAAGTTCAATAAACATAGGTGGTGTATCCTTTGATGGTTCAGCCGATATAGATTTGCCTGGTGTGAATACAAAAGGTAATCAAGACACTACCGGTAATGCGGCGACAGCGACCAAGTTGCAGACAGCATGTACTATCAACGGCGTCTCGTTTGATGGTTCTAAAGATATTGAACTTAACCCACGGTCTATAGGCACGATCAACTCCACAACAATGTCTTTTAGTGGTGGTGCTGGATGGTTCAAGCTGGCAACTGTAACCATGCCACAGGCCAGTTCCGTGGTTTACATAAGCCTGATTGGTGGTGCAGGGTATAACGTTGGCTCCCCGCAGCAAGCAGGCATCTCTGAGCTGGTTCTGCGTGCCGGAAATGGAAATCCAAAGGGTATTACTGGTGCATTATGGCGACGGACCTCGGTTGGATTTACTAATTTTGCATGGGTGAATACATCCGGTGATACCTATGACATTTATGTAGAAATAGGTAATTACGCCACAGGTGTTAATATCCAGTGGGATTATACAAAGGATGCAACTGTACAAATTCATACATCACCAACTTATACAGCGAATAAACCAACAGGCCTGACAGATGGAACTGTATATGTAATTTACAGTTCGCACATAAAACCGACTGCTGCTGATGTTGGGGCGTTGTCATTATCTGGTGGTCAATTGAATGGTGCACTGGGTATCGGAACATCCAGTGCTCTTGGCGGTAACTCGATTGTTTTGGGTGATAATGACACGGGCTTTAAACAAAATGGCGACGGTAATCTGGACGTTTATGCTAATAACGTCCATGTTATGCGCTTTGTCTCCGGCAGCATTCAAAGTAATAAAACCATAAATATTACAGGGCGTGTTAACCCCTCGGATTACGGTAACTTTGATTCCCGTTATGTGAAAGATGTTCGCCTGGGTACGCGTGTTGTTCAATTGATGGCGCGTGGTGGTCGTTATGAAAAAGCCGGACACGCAATTACCGGATTAAGAATCATTGGTGAAGTAGATGGCGATGATGAAGCCATCTTCAGACCAATACAAAAATACATCGATGGCACATGGTATAACGTCGCACAGGTGTAAATTATGCAGCATTTAAAAAATATTAAGTCAGGAAATCCTAAAACGAAAGAACAATATCAGCTAACAAAGAATTTTGATGTTATCTGGTTATGGTCCGAAAACGGTAAAAACTGGTATGAGGAAGTAAATAACTTTCAGGACGACACCATAAAGATTGTATACGACGAAAATAATATTATTGTTGCCATCACCAAAGATGCCTCAACGCTTAACCCTGAAGGTTTTAGCGTCGTTGAGGTTCCCGATATTACAGCCAACCGCCGCGCTGATGATTCAGGAAAGTGGATGTTTAAGGATGGAGCTGTAGTTAAACGGATTTATACGGCAGACGAGCAGCAACAACAGGCCGAATCACAAAAGGCCGCGTTACTTTCCGAAGCGGAAAGCGTTATTCAGCCACTGGAGCGCGCTGTCAGGCTGAATATGGCGACGGATGAGGAGCGTAGCCGACTGGAAGCCTGGGAACGCTACAGTGTTATGGTCAGCCGTGTGGATACGGCAAAGCCCGAATGGCCACAAAAGCCTGAATAAAAATTAAGGCCCGGTAGCGGGCCTTGTCTCATTCTGGTTGTTCTGGAAACGTTACTGGCAGGCTGGAGGTGTCTGTGGATTCGACCTTCTGTGCATAGAGCATCCACTCGGTTAATTTTTGTTTATTCTCGTCGGAAATGATGCCCAGCCGTAGCTGTGAGTCCCATAGCTGGGTTTTATCCCTGACGAGCTGTAGCAGTCTTTGCTTTTCATTTTCCGCCTGCTGCCTCTGCTCTTCCTCGGTATAAGTTCGCTTTACCACTACGCCATCTTTGAACATCCATTTACCAGAAATATCAGCCCGGCGATTTGCTGTAATATCAGGTAATTCAACGACGCTTGCGCCTTCTGGATTAATTGCTGAAACATCCTTTTCAATACAAATAATAACGCCGTTGTGGTCATAGGCCATTTTCAACGTATCATACTGGAAATTCTTTTGTTCCTCATACCAGTTTTTTCCATCCTCTGTATAAAGCCATTTGATGTTAAATTGTTTCGTTAGCTGGTATTGCTCTTTTGTTTTAGGGTTGCCAGCTGTAATATTTCTTAAGTGCATCATAATTAAATACTCCCCGCGTTATACCACGTCCCATTAATGCAATACTGAATTGGCCTTGCCTGTGTTGTATCAATTAATTCATCACGGTTCCCGTTAACTGAACCCGTAACGACATAACCTGACCTGTCAGACCAGCCGGGGCCATTCCATGTCTGGACAGATGACAGACCGCCCAGGCGAATACCTGTAATAAACCTTGAGTTACATTCTGCCTGCGTATATGCACCAACATCCCCCGCAGAGGGTTTGCGGGTTGTGGTGTAAAACTCTGACCAGTCAGCCTCAAATCCATAACCATCACGCGCTGAACGATAATAAATACCGCCGTTCTTATAATTCACGCGTAATTGTACAGCCGGGCAGCTACCCGCGTTCATATTGAAATGAAGAATTAATGTTGATGCGCCTTTTAGGTCTGCATCATAAACACCGCTATTCCAGTTCCAGCCAACAGCTTTATCATTTGCAACCCTGTTTCCTGTCTGCCCTAAAGCAAATGCAGGTTGCAGGTTTTTCGTGTTGTAGTCTCGTCGCCAGCCAGGAGCGTAAGCATCACCATGATTAATATAAGTGAATTGAGCGTTAGTGATTCCGCCACCGCTGGAAGTGCTTGGTGTTGTTACACGGATGGTCATGGCACCTTTATTACCCATAACCTCAATAACGCAACCTGCAAGATGAATAGTTCCACAGCCAGTATCGGTTATAATTTTATTATTGCCGTACGACCATGAACATTTGCACATCCAGTATGGGTGATTGAATGCCCCTTGAGAATCCAGCCATTCAATCAATTGTGCCGTTGTCCAGTTCCCTGCACCTGTACTAATAGAACTGTGAAAAGCGCGACATGCACCAATATTTTTAGTGAAGGTATCTTTTCCAGGAATATCCGCGCCGTTCTGATTTTTCTGCAATGACCCAGCGGCTAATTCTACTGTTCGCTCAAGATTTAAATTTTCAACCGTTAGCTCAATATTTTTAGAACCATCAAACGAGACACCGTTGATAGTACATGCTGTCTGCAACTTGGTCGCTGTAGCCGCATTACCAGAGGTATCCTGATCCCCTTTGGCATTGACGCCGGGAATTGAATCTTTTGACGTATAGACCTGCGCCCATTCAGACCAGTTGGCAGAATCAGTATCCCGCCGCGAACGGATATGTACGGGCGCATGGGCACCGCTCGTGCCACTCCAGCCAATGAATAACTCACCTTCGCCAGCAGCGGTGGCACCTTTAAGGTGAAGCACATTGCCATAGGGGGAAGGGTAGCCATTGTTGTATGCCTCATACAGCTGAATCCCGGATGTTCCCTGTGCATTCGCCTCCAGGGCCGTTACGCGACCGCGCGATACCAGAGTATTGATATTAATGTCACCAGAACCATCGAACCTGACGCCATTAATGTTTCTGGCTGTTTTTAATTTCGTCGCGGTGTCGGCGTTCCCTGTCAGCGCCCCGGTGATCCCGCCGTTGAAAGTCTGGCGTGCACTCCATGTGTTAGCCGTGCTCAACAGGGGGATCTTTTCACCGCTGGTACCGAGTTCTCTTAAACCAAGGTATTGGATAACGGCCAGTGTGCTTGTTTTGT